TGCGCCAGATCGGCGGGAACCTGCGCCCATGTCGCGCCAAACCCCGCATCGAACACCACTTCTGCCCGTCCATCATTCGGGACCGTCGGCAGCAGAACCCCGACCGATGCCAACCGGGGCCGGTGCATGTCCGGCACCAACCGATAGCGCGCCGCCGCCACCAGCGTCGACACCCCCGCCACGTCAATCAACGTGACCGAGACGACAGCCGTCACCGGCGCTATCGGCAACGACTGCCCGCTTGCATCGCGCCAATCCTCCAGCGTCAGCAGAAACCTGCGGGCAATCAGGGCCTTGCCGATCCGCTGCTCCACCTGCGCCATCGCCGCGCGCAGATAGCTCTCGATCAACCCATCCTGCATACCGTCATCGGTGAACCCGGTCCCCAACCGGAGATGGTCCTTCAACCCCTGCACCGGCAGCGCCGCGCCTGGCACTGCCGTCTGCTCAATCAACATCATCTGCGCTCTCCAAAGACCCCCAGACTGGGCGCGCGCCCCGCACCATCCTGACGGAGGGGGAGCTGTTACACGGCACGGGAAACCGGCGCGCGCCCAAGGCCCGGACCCTTGCGGGTCCAAGCATTCACCACCCCGGTCAGGAGGTGGCGAATCTCAGCAGCTTGATCGCGGCAAAGTCGGAAACATCGCCGCCAACCCGCTTGGTCGCATAGAACAGGACGTGCGGCTTGGCGCTGAACGGGTCGCGCAGCACGCGCAGGTCGGGACGCTCGGCAATCGTGTAGCCCGCCGCGAAATCGCCGAAGGCAATCGCAAAGGCGTTCGCCGCGATGTCCGGCATGTCCTCGCAGATCAACACCGGATAGCCCATCAACCGCGAAGGCTCGCCCATCGCCAACCCGTCCGACCACATGAACCGGCCGTCCGCATCCTTGATCTTGCGCACCGCCCCTGCCGTTTTCGAGTTCATCACGAACGTCGCATTGGCGCGGTAATCTGCCGCCAGCGCATAGATCAGGTTCACGAGGCAATCGACCGGATTGACCGCCGGGAAATCTCCCGCAGCCCCCGACGGGATGTAGCCAAGGTTGCCCCAGGTCCACGACGCGTTCGCCACCTTGGTCGGCAGCAAAAAGCCCTTCGGCTTGTCTACCCCGTCGCCGCTGACAAACGCCGCCGACTCCGCGCGGATGAACCGCGTGGCGATCTTGCCCGCCAGCCAGCCCTCGACGTCAAACGCCGAGTCGTCCAGCAACCGCTGCGACGCCTTCGGCATCGCTGACAATTCATGCAACCGGATCGAGATTCGCTCAATCAGCGGCGTAGCAGTTTCCGCCTGCGCGCCGGTCTCGGTCGCCCAGCCCGAGCCAACTTCCGACCGGTCGATCAGCACGTCGAACGACACCGCATCCACGTTCACCACATTGGCAATCGCGCGGACGGACGAGGTCGACACCAGCATCGACCGAATGCGATCTGCGGTCTGCGGGTCCACCAGATAGCCGCCATCCGCAGCCACCGCCGTGGACATCGCCTTGCCCTCCAGCACCAGCCCACGCAGCCCGTCATCGTCCCCGCTGCGGATATAGGCGCCAAACGCCTTCTTGTGGGGCACTTCCCCCTCGGCAGTCACCGACAGCGTGGGGCGGCCATAGCTTGCAGTCTTGCGATCCAGCATGTTCAAACGCTCTTCCTGTTGTTGCAACGAAGTCTTCACATCATCCTGAAAGCCCCTGAGGGCATTCAAAAATCCAGCCATAGCGGTTTTCACTTCCGCACCCGGATGCAGGGTGCCGGGCAATTCTGCGCCGATCCCGGAGTCTCTCTCGGTCATGTCGTCTTTCCTCAGGTTGGTCGTGAAAGGCCGCCTAACGTCCGGCCAAATTCAGGCGCGCGTCGTTCAGGATCGCCGCCAGATCGCGCCAGTTGCCGGCGTCAGGGTCATCACCCTTGGCCTGCACCCGCGCCTCTTGAAGCATGGGGAACGTCACCAAGGACACTTCCCAAAGCTCCAGCTCTGCCAAGCGGCGCTGCCCCTTGCCATCGCGTTCCGCCCTGACGGTCCGATAGCCGATCGACAACCCGTCAATCGCCCCCGCCGCCAGCAGGGCCGCCGCTTCGCGGCCCTTTGCCACCTCGGTCAGGATGCGCCCCTTGACCCAAAGGCCCGTGGCATCTTCCCGCACCTCGTCCCAGACGCCGATGGGCTGTGCCGGGTCATGCTGCCACAGCATCTTGACCCGCCGGTTCTTGCGGCCCAGCGCCGCCAGCGATCCGGCATAGGCCCCCGGCAATACCATATCGCCGCCCTGATCGCGCTTGCCGAACAAACTGGCATAGCCCTCGACCACGCAGCCATCCGTCACCGTCAACGCCGCGTCAACGCGCTGAAACTTCCGTTCCGGCGCGCCCCAATTTTCCTGCATCATCGCCTCACCTCGTTGCCGCCGAAATCAATGCCTCTGCCCCTTGCGTCAGCAAGAACACCGCCACCCCGCACACGCCAATCCAGATGCGCTTTTCCATCCGCTCCAGGCCCGCGTCGATCAGCCCCAGCCGATACTCCAGCGCTTGCCACCGCTCCTGTGCCACCCGCTCGTTTGCGTCGATCCGCGCAGAAGCCACATCGAAACTGTCGTATAGAAAGCGCGACCCGCCCCCCTCACTCATCGCCGCCCAACGTCGGCAGCCCCAGGATCGCCCGCTTCTCTGCCGCAGACAGAAAGTCAGCCGCCCCGACCCGCGCCCATTGCTGATCTCGCTCGACGGCCAGCGCGGGTATCTGGTCAAGGTCCGGCTTGACCTCCACCATCTCGCCGCCAAACCCGGACAGCCAGTGCGACAGCGCCGCCGTGACCCGCGCCACCAGCGGCAATACCGTCAGCCGATAGAACGCCCGGTTCGCCTCTTGATAGTTGGCATATGTGGCGTCCCCCGGAATGCCGAGCAGCATCGGCGGCACCCCAAAAGCAATTGCGATCTCCCGCGCCGCCGACTCCTTGGTTTTCTGGAACTCCATGTCGGACGGGCTGAAGCCCATCGGCTTCCAGTCCAACCCCCCTTCCAGCAACATCGGCCGCCCGGCATTGCGGGCGCCCTGATGGTGCAACTCCATCTCGCTCACCAACCGGTCATACTGATCGGGTGACAACGTGCCCTGCCCGTCCGTTCCCTTGTAAACCATCGCGCCCGAAGGCCGCGCTGCGTTGTCCAGCAAAGCCTTCGACCAACTCGACGCGCTTGTATGCACATCAATCGCCACCGCCGCTGCCTGCAACGGCGAAAAGCCATAATGATCGTCCTGCGGATGAAAGCTCTTGATATGACAGACCGGCATCACCTCGGGCGTCACACCAAACCGATGCACCCGCCCGCCGACAGTATAGTCATAAGCAATCGGCCACCCGTCCGCCCCGGGCACCAAAGACATCCGGTCCGACCGCAGCACATGCAACTCGCCGGGCAGCGCGCCCGACCCCGGCACCGCCTCGACATAAGCGTTCCCCGTCAACAGCAGGAACCCATAGATCGCTTCGAACAACTCCGCCCTCCCCTGCGCCCCATTGGGCCGCCGGATCAGGTCCAACATCGGATGCTGCTCGTAACGCCGCGCGTGATCCTGACAGATCAAGGGCAAGGCCGCCGCCGCCTCGGACAGCATCTTGACACAGCGAAATCCGATGGGATTGCCCTGAAATCCGGTCTTGCCCAGCGAAACTGTGTCTCGCGGCGACCAGACGGTGCGCCCCGCCCCACCCCAGGCCACCACCCGTCCCGTCGCCGAAGCCTTTTTCTCAGGCACAACGGCCGCCACCCCGGCTCCCCTCCGCAGGAAATCGAACACCATGCCGCCAAACTCCTGTTTTCTTGGGCAACAGCCCGCCGCGCCCCGACCCCAAGAAGGCCAGGACCAAGTCAAAAAACCCGCCAAGGGCTTTCATCTCTTCATAAATTCCCCGCCGGAGGCTCCCGCCTCTCAGCCCGCCCCGCCGTTAGCCCGCCCAAGACCAACGCCGTCACGTCCATTTTTCTGTCTCTAAATATCCCCGCCGGAGGCTCCTGCCCCTCAGCGGAAGCCGCCCTTAAAGACTGCGCACCTGGGGGCGGCGGAACTTCTCCGACGGCTCGACGATCAACTCGGTCAAAGCCCAGACCAGCGCGTCCAGCCGGTCCGGGCTGCCCTTGCCCTGATATCCCGTCACCGTCATCTGGCACATCTGCGCCTCCAGCCGCGCCAGCCCCCGGACATGGGTCACCCGCCCCTGCTCGTACAGCGCCGCCACCGGCTCGGCTCGCAGCATCTTGCCCCGCATCGCCCTGACGGACCGGATTGCCACCAACGGGTCAATCCCTCGAATGACTGACTGCACCATGTCGCCGCCTTGGTTCACTTCGACCACCAGCCGGTCCGCGCCATGCCGGTCCATCGCCGCCAGTGCCGCCCGTGCCCATTCGTCGGGGCTGGCCCCTTGAACCGAGGCATCCTCCAGCACCACCGCCCGCCAATTCTGCGGCGGCCCCTCGGTGATGGCACCAACCACGACGATCCCGCACTCGTCCGACCCCTTGTGTCCCGTGACCGGCGGGTCAACCGCCACCACCACCCGGCCCAACACCGGCACCGCATCAATCCGCGCCGCCTCCAGCCGCAGCGACGACCACATCGCCCCATCAATGTCGTCCAGCAACACGCCCTGCAATTCCTGCTGCCCCAACCGGGTGCCCGCATAGCGCGCCTGAACCTCTTCAAGGAACGACGCCGCCAGATAGGCCCGGTTGGCATCGGTTGGCGCGTGGGTCATCACCGTCGACGGGTTCTGCATGATCCGCTTCAGAACCTCCACATTCTGGGGCGTTGTCGTGACCACCTGCCGCGGATGCTCCCCCAATCGCAGCGCGAATTGCAGCATGTCCCAGGTCGCCTCGGCCTTGGGCCATTTCGCCAACTCGTCCACCCAGGCCGCATCGAACTGCGGACCACGCAGCGAGCTTGGGTCAAAAGCCGAAAACACCTGCGCCACCGCTCCGTTCGGCCAGATCAACCGCCGCCGCCCTGCCTCCCATTCCGGACGGCGATCGGGAGGGGAACAAGCCAGTATTCCGCTCTCGCCGAACACCATCACCTCGCGGACCTGATCCACCGTCTCGCCGACCAGCGCGACCCGCTTTGACCGCCCTGCATCCAGCGGCCCCGCCCCTTCGACCTCGGCACGCACCCATTCGGCGCCGGCGCGCGTCTTGCCCGCCCCGCGTCCACCCATGATCACCCAGGTCTTCCACGCTCCGTCGGGCGGCAATTGATGCTGGAGCGCCCAGAACTCGAACAGCCACGGCAGCGACAACAATGCGTTGTCGTCCAGCCCGCCCAGAAAATCATCAACCTGCTCCGGCGTCGCGGAGGCAAGCCAGGCGCCGCCCGATCTCATCCCGCGCGGCGTCCAGGTCAAGGGTGCCGGTTCCGACAGCCCCGGCAACCAGCTTGCGGAGTTTTTCAACACGTGCCCTTTCCTCCATTACCATCACGAACGCGGCCTTCAGGTCGCGCACCGCCCCCGCCGCCGCCTTTGCCTCGGACAATTGGCCCTGCCGCACCGCCGTCAGCGCCAGCGCCAAGTCTGCTGCCGCATCGCGAAACAGGTGCTCCGTCGCCTCCAGCACAGCCGGAGCCGAGTCGCCCGCCGAAAACTTTATGCTCATACCTGCTCAACCCAGCCCCTATGCCATCCGCACAAGAGAAAAAGGAAAAGCGGCCCCGGGTTTCACCGCGCCGCTTGCCCACTTCTTCTAGCATGCCACAAGGTGTACCTTGGACCGGGCGCAATGTCAAACAAAAAGTCGAACAGGATCAACGGCTTGTCGTGCGCACTGTTAGGGAATTGTTAAGTGTTTCCTCACCATGGCGGCCACTTGCCCTGCCGCGCCAATTCCAACGCCTGCGCCGGAGGATAAACCCGCTCCAACATCGCGCGGTCATTCAGGACATGCCGCACCTTGTTCAATGCCTTCTCTGTGTCGCTCCCCTTGGCAACCTTCGCCTGCGAGGTCAGCCACGGCAAGTTGACGCCTTGGTCATCAATCGCTGCGGGATTGGCCCCCTGCTCCAGCAGGAATTGCACCATTGTCCAGTAGTCAATCAATCCGGCAGACAGGACGGGGGTCGCCCGAAAGAACCCCTGCGCCTCCAGATCGGCACCTGCGTTCATCAGTGCGATCACCCCGTTCAGGTCTTCCTGCTCAATCCTGGTAAAGATCAAGGGCAAACCATCCGGCCCCAGCGCCTTGGGATCAACGGGCGTTCCTGCGGTGGCCATAAAACTGTTTCCTTCCCGTCTCGTTCCCATCAGCAACACCGCCGACATCGCCACCAAGGCCCTGCGTAGCTTGTTCATGTGCAGCCGGTCTTTGCCTGCTCGTCCGCTATTCGTGCGGCCTCTTGTTCCAGTGCGCCGAACATTTCGGACATCATGTGCCCCTTACCCGCTTCCAGCAACGCAGCCGCACCGATTCCGCCCAGCGCTGCCCCCAGCGGTCCCGCAACCAACCCGCCAAACACAGCGCCCGCCCCGGTGGCCAGATTGTTCATCATCGAGGACGAAGGCCTCGGCTTCAACGGCAACCGCTCGCCAATCGCGGGGGGCAGTTTGAGCACGTCCTGAACCATGCTCAGGATTTCACCACTGACCGCATATGCCTTTACGGCGGCGTCTTCCAACTTTTCGCCCATCCGTTCCACGGTCGCCTTGTTCACACCGGCGCTGTTGAAGGTCGTGGCCTTTGCACCACTGACCGCCGCCGCCGCCGCCGCCATCCCGCCACCCAGAGAATGGCCGACATACCGCACCTTGCCCGGTGCCGCAATTTGCGCTCGTTTGGCCAGCAACATTGCACGGTTGTAATACTGCGTCTCTTTGCCCATCCCCTGCTTGAGGTTCGTCACCCAGTCCTCGGGGTACTTCCACGGCGGAAAACTTGATCCTTTGAAGCCGACAACATAGCTTTCGGCCTTGGTCACCGGATCGGTCTGCACAAAAACTTCAGTGCGAAAGTTGCTGTCCGGTATTTTGGTCAGGTCATTGACACCATCGTGAAATCCGATTGCTTTCAGGTCGTCCACCGTCGCCTTGCGCGTGTTGGCGGGCAGAACCGCATCCGGGTTGCCGTAAGCGGCATCGGCAAGCATTCCGTCATCCCGCGCCTCGGCAATGTTCTTGGCAGCCACACCAAGCCTCGCACAGATCGGGCTTTTCGCGGGCTCAGGACCCGGCACAGGCCCCGGCTCCGCACCTGGCAAATCCGGTAAGGCGGGCAGGTTCGGCGCACCCGGCATTCCCGGCAAAGAAATCGTCGGAACCCCCACCAGCCCGATCAGAACAGTCGGCATGCAGGGCGGCAGGATTGCCCCGCCCTTCGCCGTCAGGTCCAACATCCGCGCGGCAGGCAATCCAAGAATAATAACTGTCGGCGATCCGAAAACGATAGCATCCACCGGCACCGGAATTGGGGCGACACAGGCGCAAAGGTCGGTCATCCGCGCGGCTGGCAACCCCCCGATCAGAACAGTCAGCGCACAGGGCGGGATGATCGGAAACGGCGCGCCAAGGCACATCGGGCAGGTGTGCATGTCGGTCACACGGGCTGCGGGAAATCCACCGGGCATGATAATCCTGACATAACAATCGTTGAACGCTAAACCCATCGACTGCCTTGAGTCAAGAAAACCCCAGGTGTTTAGTCCCGGCATCTGGTGGATCGGGTTGAGGATGAATCTTTCTGGCTCAGATGTCCAGATTTTGCAGATGTATTCGTAAGGCGTGAGGCCATTCAGCGTCTTGAGCCTTCGGGCGGAAATGTAGGTTGCCAAGAAGTCGGCGAGATGGGTGCGCAACTGGTCGTGGCTGTATTAATGGAAGCGCTTGACGGTTGCGTCCTTGATCGTGCGGTTCATGCGTTCGACCTGGCCGCCATTCAGGAGAACGATCCCCCGGATCGTTTTCTGATCTTCATGGCCCAAGGGTGGTTGGGCTTGGTCAGTCGGTGCTCGACCGCTCTCGACATGGTTCCTCGAACCAGTGTCGAAACCATGTCTCGACTTCGCAGATCATATCGAAACGCCTTGGCCGAGAATAGATCGTTTTGCAGTTTCGCGGCTGCTCGGCGAACTGAATGCCCCTCGCCATTGTCTCTCGGACCAATGGCGTTCCAATGGCTCGATCAGTGAGAATGGTATGGACCTGGCAGGGCACGGCCTCAAGCATGTGCTGCAGGAACTCCAAGGCCCTGCACCTGTCTGGCTTTTCAACAAGTTGGGTCACCGCGAACTTGGCTGTTCGGTCCATGCCCACGAAGAGATAGAGCCAATCGTCGGGAAAACGGTCCCCCGGACTGTTTTCTGATGGCACTGACATTCGCGCCATCGGCGACACTGGCACCGCTGCATTACCTCGATATCTTCTCGGCGGTTGCCCTAAGCTATGTGGTTTTTGGCGATTTC